GGATGCGTTCGACTAGGAGGAGATCATGCCCGCGAAGGTCACCAAGCTCGGGCCCGGGAAGCTCACCGTCGGGACGACCGGCGTCCAGGACTTCACGTGCCAGGTCACGGCCGCCCGCGTCGAGTGGTCGGTCGATTCCGAGGACGCAATCCAGACGCTGTGCGGCGACAGCGTGCCCGGTGCACGCACGTACACCGCGACCCTGACCGCGACCATCTTCAACGACCTCGGCACCACGCCGGGCATCGTCGAGTACTCGTGGACGAACAAGGGCACCCAGCAGCCGTTCGTGTTCCAGCCGTCCACCGTGACCGGCGTGAAGCAGGTCGTCGGCACCCTCACGGTCGACCCGATCTCCGTCGGCGGCGACGAGGTCGGCCAGAACATGACCAGTGACCTCGAGTGGGAGATCGTCGGCATCCCGACCCTCACCACGCCCACGATGGAGGACACCCTCGCGATCGACGAGCAGGCCGAGAGCCTGCGGGCCGCCCGCGAGGGCACCGTCGGGACGGGCGAGGAGCCGTCGGGCCGCCGCTCCCGGGCCGCGTAGTGGCGGCGAAGTCCCTCAAGGGGATCACCTACGAGGTCGAGGGCGGCGCCCGCCTGCGCGCCACGCTCAAGGATGTCGAGAACGGCCTCAAGGACCTCGCGGCGCTCCACCAGGAGGTGGCCGACATCGCGGCCAGCCGTGCCCGCATCCGGGTCCCGGTCCTGACCGGCACCCTGCAATCGACGATCCGTGCCTCGGGGACCAAGAACATGGCCGTCATCCGGGCGGGCTACGCGAAGGTGCCCTACGCGGGCGTTCACGAATGGGGCTGGCCGAAGCACAACATCGTCGAGCACCCGTACCTGCGGGCCGGCGCCCACGAGACCGAGCCGCAGTGGCGCAAGCTCTACGACAAGCGGGTCGACGAACTGCTCTCGAAAGTGGAGGGAGCCTGAGTGTCCGACTTCCGACTGCCGACGCCGCTGGCGCGAGCCCGACTCTCGGACGGGCGTGTCCTCGAGGCGCGGGTCATCAACCCCGACTACCTGCGCTGGGACCGCACCGCGTCCAAGCACGGCTGGCCGACGGCCACCCAGGCGCCGTTCCTGTGGCAGACGTTCCTCGCGTGGAGCGCGCTCAAGCGGGAGGGGATCATCGACGCCACGGTGACGTGGGAGGAGTTCAGCGACAAGCTGGCGGTCCAGGTCGAGCTCGAGGGCATGGGCGCCGCGGAGGCCGAGTCGAACGGGGTGGACCCTACCCTCGCAGCAGTCGGGCCTGGCTGATCGTGGACCTCGCGCTCGCGTCCGGAACCGCGCCCCGCGACTGGTGGGACGAGGATGACGCGACGATCGCGACCGCGCGCCAGATGCTGATCGAGCTGCATTCGAAGGACAAGTAGCGTGGCCGGCGGCAGCGCGATCCTCGCGATCAAGATCATCGCCGACGCCTCGGGGGCGATCAAGGAACTCGGCGAGACGTCGAAGGCGACCGAGGACTTCGAGAAGGGGATCAAGGGCCTCGCCGTCCCGGCCGCGGGCGTGGCCGGCGCCCTCGGGGCGATGACCATCGCCGCTGCCGAGGACGCGCGCCAGCAGGCCGCCCTCAAGCGGGTGTACGCCAACGCCACCGGGACGACCGACGACTACTCCAGCGCGATCGACTCCGCGGTCAAGGCGGGCGAGGCAAAGGCGTTCACCGACAACGAGATTCGCGCGGCCCTCGTCCCGCTCATCACCGCGACCGGCGACGCCGAGGAGGCGAACAAGCTGCTCGGCCCTGCACTCGACATCGCCCGACTCGCGGGCGTGGACGCAGAGACCGCAGCGTCGGCACTCGCCAAGGCGCACGAGGGTCAGGCCGCCAGTCTCGGTCGGCTACTGCCCGGACTCGACAAGGGCGCGAGCGCGTCGGACACGATCGCCAACGCGACCAAGCTCGCCGCCGGCGCGGCTGCCGACTACGCGGCGTCGGGACCGGGCCAGATCGCGATGGTCGGGGTGGCCTACGGGGAACTGGGGGACGCGATCGGGACGCTCTTCTTGCCCGTCCTCTCGGAAGTCACGCGGCTGCTCCAGGAGGCCGCCCGGTGGCTCCAGGCGAACATGGATATCGTCGGGCCGCTCGCGGTCGTGTTCGGCGCCCTCGCCCTCGCGGTCCTCGGGGTGAACCTCGCGCTCGCGGCATTCGCGCTGCTCTCGAGCCCGATCACGCTGCTGGTCCTCGGCATCGGCGCGATCATCGCGGGCCTCGTCCTGCTGTGGCAGCGATCGTCGCTGTTCCGCGACATCGTCCAGACCGCGTTCGACGTCGGCGCCAAGGTCGTCGGCACGATGGGCGACGCGATCGTCATCCTCGGCGGGGTCGCGCAGCGGGTGTTCGACGGCATCGGGCTCGTCGTGGGCTCGGTCATCGGCGTCATCCAGGGCATCTTCGCGGGAATCCTCGCGTGGATGCAGGACCCGTTCATCTCCTTCCAAGAGATCGCCGAGACGGTCTTCGGCGTGGTGGGCACGGTCGTCTCCACCGTCATCGGCGCGGTCCAGCTGATCTTCGCGGGCATCCTCGCCTGGCTGCGCGTGCCGTTCGAGTCGTTCCAGACGATCGCCGAGACGGTCTGGTCGGCGGTGCAGACGGCCGCCAGCACCGCGATCGGGGCCATCAGCACCATCTTCTCGACCGTCCAGGCGATGCTCACGGGGCCGTTCGAGGCGTTCCAGACCGTGGTGCAGGGCGTGTTCGACGCGATTGTCGGGATCGCCCGGACCGCGATCGGGATCATCGAGGGGATCATCCAGGGCATCAGCGACGCGATCAAGACCGTGTCCGACGCGGTGGACGCCATCAACCCGCTGGCGTTGCCGCCGCCCAGCGCCGGCGGTGGCGGGGGTTCCGTGTCCGCGATGGGCGCACGCTCGACGGCGCTCTCGCGCGGCCGGGCAGCCGAGGGTGGCGGCGGGAACATGACCGTGAACGTCTACGGCGGCGACCCGTGGCGCATCGAGCAAGCGGTCAAGCGCGGCTTCCGCGGCTGGACGAACAACTCGGGCGGGAACGCTCCGACGCGTGAGTACTGATGCCCCCGCCCCTGCTCGTCGACTTCCGCTCGCGCGGCTGGTCGGGCAGCGCCGAGACGGTCGGCTCGTGGCGCAACGTCACCTGCCAGGTGATGGGTGCGAGCTGGGCACGCGGCAGCGGCGAGTACCGCGGCCTCCTGAGCTTCCCGGAGAACAACCAGGCGAGCCTCACGCTCGCTGACCCCGAGCGCATCCTCGACCCGCAGAACGCGGCGGGGCCCTTCTACGGCCAGATCGACGTCGGCTCGGACATCAGGCTCACGTTCGCGACGCGGCAGGTGTTCATCGGGCGGATCACGCGGCTCGACCACTCGTTCCAGGTCCGCTCGGGCGCGGACGCCGTGGCGATCGCGACCGTCAACGCGGCGGGCTACCAGTGGAAGCTCGGGCTCCTCCCGGTGACGTCGCTCTCGCTCGACGGCTTCTACGCCGACATCTTCCCCGACGAGAACGCCGCGGCGCGGGTCAATCGCATCCTCGGCCATGCCGCGATCCCGGTCGCCGACCGCGACGTCGAGGCGGGCGGACACATGATCCTCGACATGGGCTACACGAACGCGAGGACCGCGGGCTCCGCGTGGGACGAGCTGGTCACGACGATGACCGCGGAGCTCGGCTCGGTCGAGATCATGACCACCGGCAAGGTCCGCACCCGCAACCGGGTCACGGTCTGGGAGACGACGCCGGCGGCGACGCTCCACCTCGGCTGCGATGCCCACGCGGGCGCCATCGACATCGTCGACGCCACGTTCGCGACCCTTCGCGACACCGTCCGCAATCACGTCAAGATCACCGTCGAGGAGAACGACGTGTACGGGCCCGCCGAGGACGCGGCATCCCAGGCGAAGTACGGGCTCCGCACGTACGACAAGAACCCCGGCGAGATCCGGATTCACTTCGACGAGGGGCCGACGTGGGTCTCGTACTTCCTCGCCCGGATGAAGGCGCCGCTGCGGTCCTGGACCGTGACGCTGCGGCCCACGACACAGGCGCAGATCGACGCCATCGAGACGCTGCCGCTGTACACGAGCCGGGTCCACGTCGTCATCGACGACATCGGGGGGGCGCTGATCGACCTCAACCTCCGGCCGGTCGGCGTCGAGTGGTCGGTCGACCCGGCGGGCATGACCTGCACGATGTTCCTCGGCGACCAGCCGACGCCGCCCGCGTCGCCCCCGGCCGACATCTCCAAGTACCGGACCGCGATCACCGGGACGGCGGGGCTCATCGGCTACTGGCGCCTCGGCGACGCGTCGACCCTGTTCTCCGCGAGCGACGAGCTGCACATCCACAACGGCACCTACGCGGGCTCGCCGCTGCCGACGCTCAACGTGACGGGCGCCGTCTCGGACACCGACAAGTCGGCCTCGTTCGC